GCAGCAGTTGGGGGGTCGCCCGATCCCCCGATATAAAAACGCAAGGTACCATTAATCTATAAACGACCCAAATCGACCTATAAATCTAAATCGCACTTCATTTACACAGGGGGTAGCGATTTTTTTTCGTGTGTAAAAATACTCACAGAGGATTTGACAAAAAATACAAAGGTACTATATACTGGAAGAACTGAATATCATGAATGAAACACGATTCTGAATCTCAAATCCAACCTATCACTACAGACCCTATAACAGGAGAATACAAGTTAACAATACCTGAGTGGATGATTAATGAGTATGGTTGGTACGAAGGTCAAAATCTAGAGTGGTTTCTTGATATTGATGGTATCCATATACTCGAAGAGGAAAATGAGTAAAACTTATCATATCTACTTGGAAGATAAATGTTTATTCAAAGATTTAAATGAAGAAGAGTTTGAGATAATATGGGGAAGAATATATCGTAGTTATTGGAAGGATGATTTGACCTACTCAGAGATTCGGGAAAACCCTACTTTATGTTTAGAAGATAGTTCATATTGACAATATAGATAATTTGAATTATAATAAAGATGTAATTACAGCATATTATGGCGAAAGGATTTACAGTTAAAGCAAAGAACCCAAAGAAGGCAGGTAATTCTGCTGCAGCACCACAATATGATTATGCGAAAGCAAAAGAAATGATAAAAGGGAAAACAGTAGTATTCTGTTTACCTGGTCGAGGGGTATCATATACCTTTCTTAAGTCCTTTGTATCATTATGTTTTGACTTAGTACAATCAGGAGCAAGTATTCAGATATCACAGGATTATTCATCAATGGTGAATTTTGCCCGTTGCAAGTGTTTAGGTGCTAACGTTCTTCGAGGACCAGACCAATTACCTTGGGATGGTAAGTTAAACTATGATTATCAGTTATGGATTGATAGTGATATCGTGTTTAACGTTGAGAAGTTCTATCAGATTCTTCTTATGGATAAAGATATTGCAGCAGGATGGTACTGTACAGAAGATGGTAAAACAACATCTGTTGCACACTGGTTAGAAGAAGATGATTTCAGAACAAATGGTGGAGTGATGAATCATGAAACTATTGAAAGCATAAGTAAGAGAAAGAAACCATTTACAGTTGACTATACTGGTTTCGGATGGTTATTAATTAAGAAAGGTGTTTTTGAACATGAAGGTATGCCTTATCCTTGGTTTGCTCCAAAGATGCAGGTATTTGAATCAGGAGAAGTTCAAGACATGTGTGGTGAGGACGTTTCCTTCTGTTTAGATGCAAAGGAAGCAGGATTTGAAATCTGGTGTGACCCACAGGTAAGAGTTGGACATGAAAAAACAAGGGTGATATGATTACAGTTATCTCAATACTATTGATTATCGCTATACTATACATGTTGATGCGGTATTACAATCCACATAATTAACATGGGGAATTACGGATTTACAATTATAATATGGGTAGCAATCGGACTATTTGTATTCAATCAATGGGACAACAGAAAAAAGAAAAGAAAATAGGAGACCGTTACAACGTTCTCCGTAAAGGCAAGGTTATATTCTGGAACGTTTCAGAATCAGAACTCTTTAATATTATGGAAGACCTTGCCATCGAATCTTATTACAATAAGAGTTTAACATCGAAAGATATTACTTATGAACCTTACATTGAGGAACCACTAAATGGCTAAGAAAACTGGTATGATGGGGTCTACTTATTATGTGGAATCTCATCCGAAAAAATCTCGTCAAGGGCGAGGAAAACACTCGAAATATGCAGCAACATCCCGTAACTCGGCTCGTAAAAGATACAGAGGGCAAGGACGTTAAATAAACACAGGAGGGTTACATCCCTCCTTTTTTATTGAATAAAGGTAAAAATGAGTTCTGAAAGGTCTCGAAAAGAGAAAAAAGTCTATACTGAGAAGGAATATTGGGAGGGTTTAGTCCCTGATGATGAATTTGAGGAATATTTAAAGAAGTATGGGTATGAATATACTCCTTAATAGGGTATAAATAAATCTAAAGCATTAAATAATGTCGGTTATTCGTAAATCTAGAGCATTTAAAGATATAAGTTTGTCATTTTCACCTCATCCAGTGACAAAGGACTTACCTGTGATAAGTAATGAGCGAGCAATCGTCAGATCTGTGAGGAATTTGGTCGAAACAATGCCAACAGAGCGATTTTTTAACACTTTGTTAGGTACAAACATACGTGGATCTCTTTTTGAGAACTTTACGAATGCAACTGTGACCATAATTGAGGATCAAATACGTCAAACAGTGAATAATTTTGAACCAAGAGTCTCAAATATAGGAGTTGAGGTTGATGCTTTTCCAGATAACAACGGACTTGAGGTAAAAGTACTGTTTGATATCACTGGATTGGAAGTACCCACACAACAATTTACATTCATATTAGAACCAACGAGATAATATGCCCTTTACACAGTTTACAAGTCTAGACTTTGACCAAATCAAAGTACAAATTAAAGATTTTCTTCGTTCAAACTCAAATTTTACTGATTTTGACTTTGAAGGGTCTAATTTTTCGATTTTAATTGATACTTTAGCATATAACACATATATTAACGCATTCAATGCCAATTTAGTCGCAAATGAATCCTTTTTAGACTCTGCAACTATAAGGGAAAACGTTGTATCACTTGCTCGTAATATTGGATACGTTCCTCGTTCAAAAACTGCTGCAATTGCAAAGGTAAAGATTGGTGATGTAAACGTCGGAACAACAAATGATGCTACAACTAAGTTTTTAACACTTAAAACTGGATTGGTGGTTGTAGGTAACTCAGATAATACTACATTTAGATTTTCAATTCCTGATGATGTGATTTCATCAAGAATTAAAGATATTGGGGGTACTTCTTATGCTCAATTTGATGAACCAATTGATGTTTATGAAGGAACTCTTCTTTCAAGAGTATACCGTATTGATACATCAAAGGATCAAAGGTTTATAATTGACTCTCCTAACATTGATAGTTCGACTTTAAGAGTATATGTTTCTGGTCCTTCTGATACTGGACTTGGTAGAAACTACAGAATGATTGATAATATACTAAGTATAGACAAAAATTCAGAAATATTCCTTGCACAAGAGGTTCAGGACGAAAAATATGAGATTTTATTTGGTGATGGGTTGTTTGGTAGAAAACTTGAGAACAAATCTGTAATTACAGCAACATATATTGTTACTGATGGTGCATCAGGAAATGGTCCTTCTAACTTTAGTTTCCAAGGTTCATTTACAAAGAGCGATGGAACACTCTTTACACCATCTGATACTATATCAATAAGTACCGTTCAAAACGCTTCTAACGGTGCTGAAGTTGAAGATGTGTCGTCTATTAAGTATCTTGCTCCTCGACTCTACTCAGCACAATATAGAGCAGTTACACCAAGAGATTACGAAGCAATTATTGCTACAATATTCCCTCAAACTGAGTCTGTTGCAGTGATTGGTGGTGAAGAGTTAGATCCACCACAATTTGGTAAAGTACAAATAAGCATCAAACCTAAAAATGGTACATTTGTATCAGACTTTGATAAGTCACAGATTAAAAATAAATTAAAGAACTACGCTATTGCTGGTATAAATTCTGAAATAGTTGACTTGAAACTACTATATGTGGAAGTTAATTCAACTATCTACTACAATCCATCACAGATTGACTCTTCTGCTAATTTAAGAACATCTATTATAAAGGGTTTAAATGAATATGCAAACAATGTAGAGTTGAATAAGTTTGGTGGTAGATTCAAATATAGTAAAGTTAGCACACTTATTGATCGTATTGACAATGGTATTACCTCTAATATCACAAAAGTGATTGTTAGGAGGGATATGAAAGCATTAATCAATCAATTTGCACAGTATGAACTCTGTTTTGGTAATCGTTTTAATGTTAATTCTGCTGGATATAATATTAAGAGTACTGGATTTACCATTGCAGGTTTCAATGATACTGCTTATATTACTGACGTTCCAAATAAAAACACTGCTGGTGATTTAGATGGTAGTCATATGGGTACTCTTTCAGTAGTTACTAAGAATAATAAGAATGAGCAGAGGGTTATTGTTAAAGATGCTGGTGTTGTTGACTATAAGAAAGGTGAGGTGATATTAAATACCATCAATATAACGTCAACAGTGAATGATAATAATATAATAGAGATACAGGCTTTCCCAGAATCAAATGATGTTGTAGGTCTAAAGGACTTATACCTCAATTTTGACGTATCGAAAAGCACAATAAATACAGTTAAGGACGTAATTGCTTCAGGAGAAGATGTGTCAGGAGTCGTATTTACTAGAGATTACTATACCTCCAGTTATTCAAATGGAGATTTAGAGAGGAAATAATTTATGTCAAAAATTGACAAAAGAATTAAGGTCAATACCATAATTGAAAATCAGTTACCCGACTTTGTGGTATCTGATTTTCCTAATGCAACGGAATTTTTAAAACAGTATTACATATCTCAAGAGTTTCAAGGAGGTGCTCAAGATTTAATAACTAATCTTGACCAATATTTGAAAGTCGATAACTTGGTTCCTGAAGTAGTTGTAGGTGTTACGACTATTTCTGCTGATGTATCAACATCTGATACTACTATAACTGTACCAAGTACAAAAGGTTTTCCATCAGAGTATGGTTTATTAAAGATTGATGATGAAATAATATCTTATACAGGCATAACTTCTACTACATTTACTGGTTGTATTCGTGGATTTAGTGGTATAACAGGGTATAATGTAGGTATTTCCTCTTCTTTATTGGAAATAAATCGTGAAAGTCTTAAATTTGACGATACTACTGCAGCAACACATACATCTGGTGCTACTTTAACTAACTTATCAGTATTATTCATACAGGAATTCTTCAAAAAAATGAAGAAGACCTTCTTACCAGGATTAGAAAACAATGATTTTTCTGAAGAATTAGATGTAGGTAACTTTGTAAAGTTCTCTCGTTCCTTTTATCAGTCAAAAGGTATTGAAGAATCAGTCAGAATTCTATTCAAAGTACTATATGGTGTAGAATCAAGAGTATTAGACTTAGAAGGTAATCTTATAAAACCATCTGATGCTGAGTTTATACGTCGTGAAGTTGTTGTAGCAGATTTAATCACACCAACTGGAGAACCACAGAACTTAACTGGTCAAACAATATTCAAATCAACTGATACTTCTACAAACGCATCTGTATCAGAAGTTGAAATTATAAAAAGAGACGGTAAAAATTACTATAAAATTGCATTATTTGTTGGATTTAGTGACCGTGACTTGATTGAAGGTGTATTTACTGTACCTGGTAATACAAAATTATTAGATGCTGTACCTGCAGGTGCTTCAATAATCAACGTTGATTCAACAGTTGGTTTCGGTACTACTGGAACTGTTATCAGTGGTGCTAATACAGAGATAAATTATACATCTAA